TAGGTCAAACATCAGGAGCAAGTCATACTATTAGAATAATTGATCTAGAACCTACTGATGATGGATTCGCTGATAATTTAGAAATAGAAAATCAAGCAGATGCTATTTTAGACTTTACTGAACAGAACCCATTTGGTACTCCATAAATATTTGTGCTATAATATAATTATTGTATTTTGTGATAATGCCAGAACAACAAACAATTAAATTTAGTATTAAACAAGATGGCACAGTAATTGAAGAGGTTATTGGTGCTGCATCTCAACAGTGTCTGAATTTAACAGAATCTATTGAAAACAAACTTGGGGTGTTACAAACAAGATCCTTTAAACCTGAATTTTATCAACCTGCTATCGTTAACGAACATGTCTCACTTCAGCACAATAAAAACGAAAATCAGGAACAAACCTGAATTACAAGAAGCATTAGAACTTTTACAATATAATGTAGTAGAAGATCAAGAACTGAGAGTAACGGGTTCTCATGGTATTAATCATGAAACTGTAACTGCTGATCTCGCAATCGCTAATGATATTGGATTTAGATTGAATCCGATGACTGGAGAGTATGAATTAGTAGCAGATCTTGAAACATGGAATCAACCTTTTCCAGTAGAAAGATTTATGGATAAGGTAAATCAACAGTATGCAAGAATGACTATTCATAATACTGTTAAGAACCAAGGATTCCAAGTTGAAGAGGAATGGGAGATGGAAGATAATACCATCGAATTAACGGTAACTCGTTGGGTATAAATACAATATAATAGTAGTGTAAAAATGTTTGAGTATTTTTATAACGAAATTCTGAGAAGAACCATTATTTCTTTTGGTACTCTTTTTAACGGAATCACTGTCAAACAAGATGGTTCTGTTGTAAGAGTTCCTTTGGGATATGGTCCTACTCAGAAATTTTTGGCACGATTAAATCAAACACCAGATTTAAATAAAGCAACGGCAATTACTTTGCCTAGAATGTCTTTTGAATTTACAGGTTTGACATATGATCCTTCCAGAAAAGTAACTACTACTCAACAGTTTACGGTGAAAGATCCAGACACTGGAACTGAAACTAAGAAATCATATATGCCAGTTCCTTATAATATGCAATTTGAACTTGCTATTATGTGTAAGTTGAATGATGATGCTCTTCAAATTACAGAACAAATATTACCATTTTTTCAACCAGCGTATAATGTTACTGTTACATTAGTAGAAAATATTAAAGAGAAAAGAGATATTCCCATTGTATTAGAAAATATTACAATGCAAGATGATTATGAAGGAGATTTTGAAACCAGAAGAGTTCTTCTTTATACTTTAAGATTTACTGCAAAAACTTATCTCTTCGGTCCTTCTGCTACTGCTACTGGAGATCTTGTTAAGAGTGTTAGAGTTAGTTATCTTGCGGGTACAGACACTACAAGAACAGAAAGAGATCTTACATATAGAGTTACACCAAGAGCAACTAAGAGTTACGGTGGTCCTATAACTACCACCCTAGACGAAGACGTAGATCTTACAGAGGTCGAAATTAAAGTTGTTTCTACATCCAATATATTCTTAGATCCATCAGAACCAGCAAAAGCAACTTACTGTTATATTGATGAAGAGGAAATGAAGATAACAATGGTGAATGAAAATTCAATTATTGTTGAAAGAGCACAGGACAACACCCTTGCTGCCTCTCATGTTAAAGGATCTGCTGTTAGAGTAATCAATCCTATAACTTCTGCTACTGATACAACTGTCACTTATGATGATAATGCTCTTATCGAGGATGGTGATGACTTTGGATTTGATGGTACTATTTCATGACAAATAGATTAGACAAAACTTTTAATATCACTCCTGATGATGTATCAACCACTCCTGAAAACGGATGTGCTCCTAAAAAAGATCAACTTACGGATGTTACGCCTGGTGGTTTAAAAAAACCTGATAGATTAACTAAGGATGATATTACCAGAGACTATGAATATACAAGAGGAAATCTTTATAGCATTATAGAAAAAGGTCAAGAAGCAATTGATGGTATTCTTGAAATTGCTCAAGAAAGTGAAATGCCGAGAGCATATGAAGTTGCTGGACAACTTATAAAAAGTGTCTCTGATGCTACTGACAAATTAATAGATTTGCAGAAAAAACTTAAAGATGTTAATGAAGAGCAAGTAAGTAAAGGACCAACTAATGTAACTAATGCTTTATTTGTTGGATCTACTGCGGATCTTGCTAAACTGATTAAAAATGAAACTCCCAAAAAGAGTTGAAATAAATATAATTATAGATGGGGTCAAAATAAGTGCCACTTAAAAAACCGTCAGAATTTTACGATAAGAATCCTAATTCATCTATGGATGAAATTAGGGAAGAGTTGTCTGTCGCTTCTCCTAAAAAAATAGAGTCAATTTCAGAGGCATTTAATTCTTTTAAAACAAATTTTGATCATATTCAAAATCTTAACGAATTTACTCAAACTTTTGATACTTTTAAAAATAATGTACAAAAAGTAGATACTCTTACTGAAAGTGTAGAAGAAATAAGAGAAGGTATTGAGGATCTTATTAGTAAAGAAGATCTTGATGATGCCATGACTGCTCAATTGTTTTTCGTTGAGGAGTCTATTAGAAATATCCAAGATAAAGTAAAAACTTTAAATTCTAAAAGTATTTTAGATATAAAGGAAGAATTTTCTTCTTTATCAGAAACCGTTGCAGATTTTATAGACGAAGAAGTACCATCATATAAAAAATTAATTGTAGATTCTGAAACAAGAGTTGATAACCGTTTTATAAATTTTAAAGAAGATTTAACATCTCATGTTGAAGGAATACAACAACAAATTAATTTAAATCTAGATTCTATTACAGAGAATATTGAATCTCTTAATGAAGAAAATCTTTCTGAGGTAAAAAAAGAAGTTAAGGGTATTGGAGGAAGGGTAGATTCTCTTCTTGAAAAAATATTACCACAATATAAAAAGTTTTTTGCAGAGACAGAAGTAAGAACAGAAGCAAAGATTTCTGCAAATGAAAAATTAGTTAAAGAAACTGCAAAAGAAATAGAAGAAAAATATGAGTCTAAAATTAAAGGAATTACTGAAGATTTTGATGGATTTATTAATGTAGAAATTCCGAAGTATAAAAAACTTCTCATAGATTCTAAATTGAAGACAGAAGAAGAAGTTAAAGATATATCAAAAAATTTAGATGAACAAGTTTCTAAAATTAATAAGAATGTTGTTAATTTACAACACAGAGTTAATAATAAAGATATTGAAATTGATGAAGTTCTTTTAGAAAAGACTAATACAATTGAAAAACTAATTAGTAAATCTAAGGAACTTTCTAGAACCTATGATGATCTTTCTAAGGATTTCAAAGCAAAGGAAGTTCAATATGAAAATGCTCTTTCTAACTTTGGAGAGAAGATTAATACAATGGAAGAGAGTCTCACAGATAATATTTGTGAGTTGCAGGAGAATTTAGATACTAGTACTTCTAAGTACTACACT